GAACACGCTGCCCATTTGGTCATGTTCATCCAAGCCTGTCCAGACGCCGTCCAGACGTTCAAGTGCTTAGTAAGATTGATGTTTTGTTTTGATACGTCTGATAAAGTTTCTTGATGTTTTCTTAATAAATAATCTTCTTCAATTGAAATTAAGTAATTTGGATTAGCCTTTTTCCAGACATTGAAATCCTTATAATCATCATCAACATCTATTGTAAATATTATACAAAATGTCGTTTCCTCCTCAATTGATCCTTCTAAGATTTTAATGCACCTGAGATGTAAATCATAACAAGGTAGAGATATATCAGTTCCAGCAGTTGTAATAAACAGCTGAAGCGGTTGTTCTCTCGCGCCCATCCCCGTTTCCACCGTTTCAGGCTGATCGAAGGTCTTGAATTCATGACACTCATCGTGGATACCCACATGTGGCGAGGCCCCATCCCCAGGATTGCCAATTAACAACTCGAATCGGCTCATGTCAGATAAGCGATATATTGAAGTAGGGTTTTTAGGAGTACCAGAAAGGGAGATTCCGAACTTTTCTTTTAACGCTGGATTAGAATTAACCATCTGCCATGCAGGACGAAAAACTTCAAGAGCTTGTTTTTCTGTAGTTGCTCCCGATAGGCACTCGGCTCCCTTTTCTCCATCAGCCATAAGCATATAAAGACCGGTGGTAGCCGCATCTATGCTGTTGTGGGTTGGAATGAAAGATCGGCTCGTAAGGTATAATCCTGATTCGTTATCAACATGGATGCATTTTACAGGAACAGATGGAACAGGGTTTACTTCTATTATAGAACGACAAGACTGCTCTCTTGACCTTTTTGTAGATGTTTTGTTTGCCTTCCTCGAAATCTTAGCAAGTAAGATTTCTGAATAAAAGACGACACTCCAAGCCTCAGAATAATTTTTTTCGTTACTTATTCGCTTATCAAAATGATATACATGAGGAATACAACCAAGAGATGAAATAAGTTCGCAAAAATCATCAATTAATCTTTTATTGATATTATAAAATTGATATGAACCTTGATTAGTAATATGACCATCGGAATCAATAAGTCCCTGAACAACAGCGATTCTCTGCAATAACGATCCGCGCATATATATTTGCGGAATATACTTTTCCTTATGTAGATTTAATTGCTTCCAATGCTTAGTAATTCCTTTTGTATAAAAATGATTTTTATCAACACATCGACTAATATTATATCCATTTTTATTGAATATTTGAATTAGCTCATCCCTGTCTTGAGCATCACAAGCCACCCGACCACAACCATTCCTATCTCCATCACCAAGTAAATATCCAAAAACATATGGCTTAATGGGCAAATCCCGCTTACTCTGAATATCCACAGGAAGTGCAGAAGGAATACGATGATTTGCTATCTTTCTTGAACTAAATGTTAATGTTTCGGAAATTTCCTTGGTGGTCCTAATAATTTTCCGTTTTCGTAACGGCCTGTCTTTTTTTCGCCATTGATTTTTTATTCCTTCTGATGTCCTTCCGAATATTTCTGCTATTTGAAACGAAGTCATTCCCTCTTGCCGCAACGACCGCATTCTTTCTCTGTCACCATCCAAATATAAAGGCTTTTTGCCGCCCCTGTTTTCTTTTTCCCATGAAGGCCAGTTCTTAGGAAACTTTTTTACTCCAGGATTTGCAATAGAGTATGCAAAATTAATATTTTTATCCCACGTTGCCCACAAATGATCCTCTGCAACAACTATTTTTTCTCCAGTTGAAAACACTACTTCCATACACGGTATCCCATACATTATATCTGTTGTTGACAACACTTTTATCGGAGCACCATTTTCACTAAACACATAATCTCCTACCTTGATATCCTTCATGGAGACAAGACCATCAGGAGTCGGTATCAGATTTTCTATCCACTCCGCTTTGCCATTTTTTCTTGGCAGTTCAATGAAAGCTTTGCTAAATCTTCGCTTACCATTTTTCTTCTTTACCCAACCGAAAAGACAAGATTGCATGAAGATCTGATGCGGCTCCAGAACTATTTTCTTCCCCGCCCATTTGCCCTTTGTATGGGTTAATAATTCCGAAAACCTACACCGTCGATTTCCTAATTCTTCATCATAACGGTATGGATAGCTTGGTGATTTGGATTTTTCGAGATCGTTTAAGTGTCGCAAGCAGGCTAGCTGGACAAGCTTGCAAGCGAGAGTTTTACCGGAAATGATATCCTTGCAATAATCAAGGGCAATTTGAGAATAATTACGTTCTTGAGTATCTGCTACTTTTTTCTTAGAAGCCTTCAAATTCTGATTTACCTTTTTCCTTCCCCTTAGCCTTTACCCTGCCCAAACTCGCTGGGGTTAATCCAAATTCCAATAGTAATGAATGTAAATGTCGCATTGCCTCATGCCGTAACTTCGCTTCAGGACGTGCATAGATCCCGAGTATAATTTCATGACCCGCATCACCCTTACCTACCCATGCCTTCCGTTCGTAGGTATATCCAACTTGGTTTAGGTATTTATCGAACCGTTCTACCTCCTCGACTCTCGATGCCAGCATTGCAATTCCGTTAGTATGATCCTGTGACGCAACAGTGATTGATGTGATCCTTTTAACTAGCAACCGGAATATCCTCTTAGCCATTGGATTCAACCACCGTGGAGGCGTGGGAAGTTTATCAGTAGGTGTGGGAGTATCTTTAATCCGCTCCTTACGCAGAGTTCCCTTGGCTTCTTTTACTATAAACGGCAGGACTTTACGACCTGCTCCGACTCGTGAACCACCTTTAGGCATTGTTACACCTCCTGAAAAATCTCACCAACTCCTCCATATTATAAAACACCGGAATCTTATTATCAATAGCCAGTCTACATTCGTTCTCCGCACCTTTGGATTCGCCTGGTAATCTTAACACAGCGTCGCATAAAAGCAACCAGCAATTATCTTGCACTACCCAATCTTCATATGGCCGGGGGTGATAGATATGCAGAAAGTGGGATAATAGTGGGCTGAATGGCGCAAAGCCGAGATCAATTAAATCGTTGGTAGCGACTAAAGCGTTGTGAACGTTAGTGCCGGGATCGCCTAAAGTATAGGGACTAGCTAAAAATATTCTCTTCAAAGTGCCTCCTGTTTAATTATTAATTATTATTTCGTGATTATTTTTACTATCTTCCCTTATAGCATCAATTGTCTCAGAGATAAACATTTCATCATCCACTCCATTATCACGCATATCCTGGGCGATCTCGGAGAGGAATTGTTCATCGATTTGCATAATTTATCCCCATTGATCGGCCATTGCTTGAGCTATTCCTGGAAAGGTTTTCGACCTTGCCTTTGCTCGCTCTTTTTGACCACCCTTTATCCCACGCATCCCTTCACACCAATTAATTTTTCTCCCTTTACACTTCTCGCCTTGACAGATATACATAGGTTCTGGCTTTGGCAATACGTTGGTTGGCATTAATTTAGGAAGTCCCCTTAACCACAAACAAGTTCTTTTTTGAGCATTTTCCCCGAACCAATACGGCTGAATAATCTGTTTCGGTTTTTTCCATATTGTATTCATATATCCAACTGGATTCTCTATCGCTATTTTCTTGCAGTCGGCATTAACAAACATCATAAAAAACTCAACAGCCTCATTTCTCAGCTTCTCCCTCCCCGGTTTATCCCAATGCTTGATTCCGGCGTAGGTGAGATACGTGCAAGGCGGAAAAGCAACAATCATGTCCCATTTTTGTTTCAATATCTCCGTCACATCTTGTTGCAAATGCCATTCGGGATGACCACCACTGCACGGCTCAATATCACAGCTATACGCTTCGTGGCCTTTATTTCTAAATGCTATGGTTACAGCCTGAGATTCCTCACACGCAATAAGAACTTTCATTACTTCCTCCTGAATCGATTCGGGCCATGAATAGCCTCATGATGTTTCTGGCACAGCGACATTAAGTTATCATCTTCATTATTCAATTCATTCTGATCCAAATGGTGAACCAGTGTAGCGACTACCACAAATCCCTCACGTTCACAATAATAACACAGGGGATCGTTGCTCAACTTAATCCTCCTGATCATCCTCCAGCGGTCACTATGGATAAACTTCCTATCCTCATCGTTCTCCCTACTCTTATCATATAACTTATCCGCCTGTTTCTTATGACTTTCGCATCGCCCACGGGGAACGAGTTTGGTACAACCCGGATAGGTGCAGGGCTTTAATGGAATCAGCAATC